CAAGTCTCTACCTTCATCATGTCATAACACGGCATTGCAACAAACACAGTCGGCCTCATAGTTTAGTCTTTAGCTCCTCTAAATATTGTTCTTCTTCAGATCTTTGTTTAGTTCTTAATATGTAATATCTATAAAAGTTCTTATCTTCAAAGTATTCATTAACCACATCTGGTGGCACTTGATCAGTTACAATACAATCGTATATATCCTCGTAATCTTCTTTTTTTACTTTCATTCTAATGCCATTGCCCTTCTATAGTTTTGAAGATCTACTACTTTGCCATCAAACACTTTACCTTGATAGTGATCTATTATTTTTTGTATCTTTGGTAGTTTAACGTGTGCGTACGGAAACATCATACAACATACCTTGTATGCCTCTCTAGAGCTACAACGCCATCTATATTGCATACGTCTACCCATTTGTCTTTTACCTGGTGGCTTTTTACACACAGTGCCAACACCAAGACATTCATGCACCCATCTAATTATAGACTCTTCTGTCATGTTCATCTCTAGTGTTATCTTCCAAGTAGGATATGCTTTCGTCTGTCCTTTTCTTTTTTTAGGATATTGTTTGTAAACGACGTGTCCCTCGCCATCAAACAATCCCGCTATGTATGCTGCATCAGTTTCTTTCATTTGATATTACCCATTTAAATGTTGAAGTTGTAGGATTAAAGCCATCAAACTCTACCTTAGTGCAACTTGTTAGAAAAAGGATTGTCATCAATAAGATCAGTCCTCTCTTCATATACTTCTCCTTCCGAGTCACATACCCAACACTGGTGTACCTGACTGTTATCTAAAGTTATTCGTATGTAACCGTTTCCTCCACAGTTATCACAAATCTTCTTTCTAAGACTATTTACTTTTAGCTTTGCCATTAGATTTCTTTTTCTTAGAAACTCTACGAGTAGGTTGTCTATAGTCTTTCAGTTCTTTCTCTAGTTTTAAGTCTTTTATCTTTTCTGTTACTAATGCATCAATCAACTGAGACATTGATACTTGCAAACCTTTGAACATTTTGGTTGATAAAAGATGTCCACCCTTGTATGTTTCATTGGATAGGGAGACGTTTCTGTATTTACTTACATCTGTCATAAGTTTTTCCTTTCATATTAAAATGATAATATAGGATTTTTTATAGGATTGTCAATGAAAATTTTGTTAACTTTAATAATTTGTAGCTACACACATGGTGCATGTTTAGATCCACATCAGTGGCCTACACCTTTTGCTACTACCTATGATTGTATGATGGCAGGTTATGAAGAAGCTATGTTGAAGATGAAAGAGATGGGTCCTAAAGACGTTAACAAACACCAAATATATATTAAGTTTACGTGCACGCCAATCGACGCCGTTTGACATTGTGGCAGAATTATGTTATGGGGAGTTTATCTTCTCACCATTACCTACTCCACTTTCCCTCTTAGGAGTAGGTGTTTCTTGATCCCAGCTCCGAAGTAAAAGTATAGCAGGCAAGAGTAGAAGACTACTCACACATATGGCCTTGAATAGTTCCACGTCCATCCTTTAGATACCAACCATTTTTAAGGTTGTCTTTAAATTCTTTGTATTCTGCAATAGCTTCTCTGTGATCGTCACCGTATTGCATGCACTCTTCAACTGGCATCTCTCTTCCTAGTTCGTACTTTTCTTGAACGAGAGTTCCGTCGAATAATAAAACTAATATTATCAGCGTCTTTGCCATAAGCCTTCCTTACTTCTTGATACCATAGATCCTTGTAATAGGGGTCCTTTGTTTTATTCCAAAGGTTTGCTATCTCATCAAGTTTCTTTTGCATCGTATTGTTTAGTGCCCCACTTTAAAATATTTTTTAAACCAGGTGCATTTATTTGTATATCAACACCATAGGATCTCCATGCTTTTTTTACAAGGTTTAATTCTAACAATAGATTAGCCCATTGTTTTTGTGAGATACCTTTTGGTTTTATTGTTATAACTTTCTCTTTCACTATGTCCTCCTCATTTCACTCAAAGAATATTTTATAGGTTTATCTGACTCTATCTTAGATAGAAATGTAATCAACGTTATTCTTTCTTTATCCCCAAACTTAATTACACTATGGTAATTAGAGGAATCAAACATAACTAATCTGTTAAACACAGAGTCCACTTGTACTGTTTTTTCAAACCTATCGTTATTTTCTCCTAAATACTTTTTTAATTCTTTGTCTTCACCAGGTTTTTTAAACTGATCGTGTTTTTTATCTTGATAAATTATTTCTCTATCGTGACTTGTAGGTGTGCATATAGCTGTGCCACATCCTAAATCTCTAGATAAATATACTATAGAAGTTATTTCTGATGTCCAATCTTGATGCACCCAACCTTCGTATGGATAGTTCTTACCTTCTATCTTTTGAAAGAATTGAGAACCTGACCATGTCATAGATTTGTAATCCATTGGATATAGAGCTGCCATCATTTTCTTTGTAGTGTACTGAAAAAATTTTGGACCTACATTTTTACTACGAGTTCCCGGATACTGTCCGTCTTCAGGAAACCTGTATTCAAACGTTTCTGCATATTTTAAAACCATCTCTGGGTCTTCAAAGAAGTTATCTATGACTATGGTAGGAAATAACATTATTTACCTTGTATACCAGATACAGTGCCAGATACATGATTATTCTTCTTGTTTCTGTACTCTATAAAGTATTTCTTTTTAGGGTCTAGTTTACGTCTTAGTTTTTTAAGAGACATAGCTTCCATTTCTTTTGCCTCTCCAACATTTACGTGAAGTTCAGTCCCACCTGTTTCTTTGTTTATACTAGGTATCTCTGGCCCTAACTCTCTTACTTTGTATTTGTATCGCATATTATTCCTTTCTTTTTTAAGAGAGGGCTTTTACACCCTCCCTCTTAACTTAACGTACAGTAACTTTGGAGTTATTACTATGTTTTATATATAGGATATTTAGGGATATTTGTCAACTACTTTCTTCTAAATTTACCCATTCTTTTTTCGTGTTTATTAGGACTCTTTTTGTGCCTGCCTGGTCTCTTTTTAGGCCTGTCTCTTGGGGCTGTAACTAAACCAAAATTAGCTTTCTTTCCCATCGCCAAAATATCCTTCAACTACAGATTGTAATGTTGTTTTTTCTAGTCGTGGTATGTAATTTATGCAACCATTTACATGTTGTTCTAAGTCTGCACCACATGTAATGCATCTAAAATATTGTCTAGTTAGGCCTACCAACATTGTAGGTTCTTCACATGTTGGACAGATACCATTAACTATCTCAGTATGAAATCTTATTGTTTTTTCGGTCATATATTCTTTTACTCTTTATCACTTTTCTTTTAAAATGTCTAAGCTGCTTTGCGACTGGGTTTCTTTTTTTGTTTATTTTTTTCATTGATAGTTAAAGTTTATAACAACTCTCCTCTTTTCATCTGTGCAAGATGACCCAGTATGTTCTAAATTTGAATTAAACTCTACATATTTATTCTCTTCACTCAAAACTTTCTCACCGTTTTTAAACTTTGTATAACCATTACAATTATTCATATAAAGAACACCAGTTGTTCCTGTGTCATAATCAGTGTGGTAACCATGTTCAACTATTTCATTTGTTTTAGTTACTAAGTTAGCTTTTACTCTACGCATTTGATTATAATTAATTTGTTTTAAAACTGGCATCATAATTTCTTTCCATGTCCCCCAACACTCCCAATTATTACTTTTGATAAAAGTAAAAGTAAATTGAGAATTGTTTTTATTTTCATGTTCGTAATTTATGAAATTATTAAAATACCAGGGAAAATGATCTCCCATCATATTATCTTTTAGTGTTTCAAATAACTCTTTCGGTAGGAAGTTTTTATAAATTTTCATTTGAGGTGAAGTTTTTTAATACTCTTTTCACCCATGTAGATCTCTGTTTCTGCTTCGCTACGTATGCATTTGTAAGATATGTTTGGATTAAAATCACGTTCTGCTACTCTACGTGCACGTAAACATTCTGCCATTGATTCTTGTATTCTGTGTTCCTTAATCTCTCCGTCCCAGAACATCAGCAGGGCTACCACAGTCTCTATCATTGTCCGTTACCGTTTGTGTATTTAAACTCTCTGTTTGCGTCTTTTAGTTTTTCGATATCCTCTAAAACTTTATCCATTTGTTTACGTAAAAACTCAATGTTAACTTTGTTTAACGCCATAGATTCTATATGTTTGTTTAGCTTGTCGGTCGACTTATAAAGATCCTCGATCATCATGAATTGTTCCGAATCGGCAGGCAATGAACCTAATTGTCCACGCGGCCATTTAATTCTAAACTCTGTGTTCTCTTCTAAATCTTTTTCCATCAACTGTATTCGAGTGTCAGCTATGTTTAATCTTTCTACAATCTGGAAGTAGCCCATGGTGCCGAGTGCTACAATTATAATTAAAGAAGCAACCGTCTTCATTGGCATCTGAACGGCTGCTTCTTCTGATATATTCAGTGGTTTCTTATTCATTTCTTATCGTTTTTTTGCCAACTAAAAAGCCAATTTACGTACCAATCTACCCAGCTTTTTATTTTAGCTTTAATTTTCTTAATCATTTTTCTTTTCCTCCATCTCGTAAAAGAAATTGTCAGTGTCCTCTGTTCGCCACTTCTGTGTATCTTCTACGTTCCAATAGTTAGTTTGTACCTTCCAGTCAGGGATTTGGTCCTTAACTGTGAAGGATGGAATGTCCCAAATCAATCTGTTGTTGGGCTGAGCAGCATAGTTGCCATCATTTAGTGCCAACACATGAGCGCATTTATGTTCATGCGGAATCTCAGAATGATCGGTGTCTAGTATATTAGGTTCTGGATGTGCAAAGTCAACAGTAAATAAATAACGACCCCAGTGCCATTTCTTATCTTTGCCAATGTATTTACCGGATTGTGATTCTAAAATATCCCAAGAAGTAACAGCAGGATAATAACTAAAAGAGTTCCAAAGCTGAAGTTCATCAAGTCTTCGTACGGGGACATCTTCTGGTTTAAAGCCCCTCTGAATAAAAGCTGTAATAGGTAATCTATAAAAGATCGCACCGTTCTCCATAATGGCATGAAACAGGAGCGCACGACCTGTAATACAGCTGACACCAAAGATAACACAGTCTTCAACTTCTCCGTGATGTTTTTTAAGATCATATAAATATTCTCTCCTTATTTGTGCGTATTCCACAGGTATGTTTGCGTTTAAATAAGCCATAATTTTTCCTCACTTTATTGTACCCCAGTTTAATCCAGATTCATAGTCAACTTTGTTCTTGACTTCTAATGGGATAGCATTCTCCATTGTTGTTTTAATCAACTCTGCTTCGTGGTCCGTGGTCGAAAAACAAAGTTCATCGTGTATTTGTATATGTGGCACTATACCTTTTTCATGTAGATCCACCATGGCTTTCTTTGTCATATCTGCAGCGGACCCTTGTATCAATCTATTCAAAGCTTTGTATGTGAACGCAGGTGTATAGTATCTTTCAAAATAATTCATGTAATTTGGATCTATTTTATTTTGTTTAAATTTATCTAACATCTCAGCTTTAAAAGCTTCGCGAGCCTGTTCTTCTGTATACAAAGGGACTTCATTAAATCTACCTGTTTCATTATTCCATTCTTTGTTAGTTGTTTCCCACTTATCAAACCTGCAGAATCTATCGTATAGTGTGAATAATAATTTATTTTCTTTTGCAAAATTTATTAATTCTTGTGATAATTGTCTTACAAATGGTACACGTCCGTGATATTCGTTAAACAGCTCTCTAGCTTGCTCTTTTTCTAAACCTAATTCTCTTTGTAGTTTCATCTTACCCATACCATAGAAAAGACCTAGGTTGATTGTTTTTGCCTGTTTCCTGGAGATATTAGCCATGTCAGCGACTATCTGATGGAAATCGGCATCATCCCTATCAAATTGCTCTTGTAGGCTCTCTGTGCCCGTTAAACACAATTTAATGGCATAGTGCACTACAATACGTGGTTCTTGTTGTGAGTAGTCAAAGCTAGCCCATTTACAGTCATCTTCCGGTATGAACAGTTCTCTCATCTTCTTACCTATATAACCTTTTGCAGGTATCTGTTGTAGATTAGGATTAGACATACTAAACCTACCAGTAACTGTACCACCAGTATCAGATCTAATTTGATTTATATCTGCATGTATTCTACCTTCATGCACGTATTCTAATAATCCATCTATAAAAGTATTGACTGCTTTGTCATACTCTCTTGCTTTTGCAATCATACGTAAACATTTATTATTATGTGTTTTAAGATAATCTTTTGGTAGTTGTGGCATCTTAGATTTTGGTGTGACTTTGTAATCTTTTATACAAAGATGATCTAATAATTTTTTAATTGATGCTGCAGCCCAGATATCAACTTTAATTGTTGTAATACTTTCTATGGCTTTTATTATCTGGTCTCTACGTTTCTTGAGATGTTTACCAAATAGGATGGCTTTTGACCGATCTATTTTAACGCCTTTAAATTTCATGTCAACCAAACATAAAAATAATTTTGTTTCTAGTTCAAATATTTTTCTACAAGTTTTTTGCTCTCCATCGTCTTTTGTGTATAATACTTCGTCAATTTTTTTATTAAATAAATTCCATAATCTTAAAGTTAAACTTACATCTTGTTTTGCATATTCTTTTACAATAGATGCAGGAAGTTTGTGCATGTTAGTCATCGGGTCTTTGACTGTGCCACCAGACCACTCCATAGTTTTTTGTTGTAAGTCATACTTGTATTTAGAGTCATTTAAATAATCTTTTGATAATGCATCTAACGAATATCTAAATCTATTCTCATCAATAACAGACGCAGCTATCATAGTGTCAACAATTCTACCCTTAATCATTTTACCTGTTACAGCTCTTATCCAACAGACATCATACATTGCATTGTGAAATACTTTAGTAATCTTATCGTTTTGAAATATCTTATCGTTTAAAACTTGCCATATTTTATTTATTCTTTGATAGTCTATGTCAGTATCAGAATGACGTAAGGGAAAATATGCTGTTTCATTATCTGTTGCAACTGCAATACCACAAACAAAACCATCATTACGTATGGCACCAGACCCTTTTGTTTTAAGATTAGGATCGTATGTTTCTATATCTACCGCAACTGTATCTACATTTTTTAAATCTAGATCTTCTGGTGAATTACACATTATAATCTCTCTCCAATATCATTTCTAAATAGTGTATTGCTTTTTCTATATCTTGTCGCTTTCCCTTCATAGAATGCCTACAAATATATTTTATAGCATTGCCCTCCGCAAACAATAATTTATTTTCGTTGATAAACTGCGCAGGCTGAATCTTCATGCTGCGGTAGTGTTTGCCACCTACCTGTTCTTCTAGTGACTTATAAGCTACTCCTTTAAACATTTCTTTATTTGTCATTTTCCTCCTTTATGCATATTTTAATAGTTTGTGAACTTGATATGTTATTTGTCTATCTACTCTTCTATGTTTTGGATAACCAATAGAATTTTTTTCGTTAGTTACAAACTCTAAGTTTTCTATACTATAATCTACAGTTTTAAAATTTTTATGGTTAACCACATAATCACCACCATCTTGTTGGTGAACTAATCCATTAGGATTACAAAAAGCTTTACATACAATAATATGAAAATATGTTTTAACTCTATCGTGTCTTCCATTTTTATCAAAGGTTGGTGTGTAAACCGTTAAATTAACATAAGGTTTTTTACCAGAAATAGAACCATTCATTTTACCACCACCATTTAAATGCTGATGATACCCTTTTAATTTTTTTACATAGGGCCAAATAGGTTTTTTATAATGTTCATCACCAGGTTCTAATTTAAGATTACGGTAAGGATGATATCCCCCTGTTCTCATTAACATGTACATACCTGGTAAAACTCTTTTATCTACTTCTTCTAATGGTATTTCATCTCTCGTTTCAATCATTCTACTCCTAACGTATATTCACGTTGCGATGCTATAGTCCAACAATCATATCTACCTCGACTGTATGCAACATACTTTAATCTTAGTTGTTCAAAATAATTTTCTGGTCTTGTTCTTGTTAGATCTACAATTACATTGTCAAATGTTAAACCTTTTACTGTGTGTATATTTGCATATCTAACTCTAACGTCACCTTCTAAATTAAAACCTTTTCTTAAAACTTTTTCAATGTAGATAAGTCTTTTTTCATAATCTTCTTTTTTACCTTTTTGCACTCTTATCAACCTAAAATCTTTTTCGTTTACAGAAGTTTCTTTTAGTAATTTTAATTTTATCAACTCATGAATTGTGTAATCTTTTTTAATCCAATTC